TTTTGTATAGCCGGTATCCGTCAGCCCGAATTTTGCCGACAGAAGATTACCAATCACCGCGCTAAGCGAGTCGATCTTCTTTTGGATGCCGGCATTTGTTCCCATGGCACCAGGGTGGGTACCGGTGGTATCGTAACGCACGAACCGGTGTCCCGATCCATCTACATACTTATCTACCGGTACGCCGGTGAGGGTCGCTTGGAGAACCTGGAAACCGGAGTCGGAAACCTTCGCATTCCAGTTGGCCGCGCTGGCGATGTTGGCGTCTGGCAGTGCACCGGTTACTTTGGTCGTAAGATCTATCGATCCTGCGCCAATCCGCGCCGCTGGCAGCGTGCCGCTGGATATATTCGCCGCATTCGTGGCATCGACGTTCGGCACATTGCCAAGTCCAACGAGTGCATTTGTGGGGGTGATATTCACCCACTTTCCTGTTCCGCTATTATATTGAGCCAATTGGCCATTGATCAGCGAAGTAAGATTGACGTCCGTCAAGGCCGCATAGGTCGTTACGCCGCCAGACGCACCCGAACCGATTTTATCCCAGGACGAACCGTTATCCCGGTAGATCTCTTTGGTATCTGTCGACACGAACAGGCGCCCGGCCGTTCCCGCTGCGGGCCGGTTGGCAAATACGTCCGAACTCGCAGATGGCGTGCCCAGAGTATTAACGATCTGTAAGCTGTTGAGAACGTTAGCCAATCCGACTTGGGCCGCCGTATAGTCGCCTGTCTGTGCAACGACAGGCCCGGTGCGCCCAAAAACCGAAGGGACGCTGACTGCCGATTTGCTGATCGATAACCAGGTGATGCCGTTATCAAAATAAATGGCGAGCGAGTCGGTCGCTGTATAATAATTGCCGAAGTTCCCGGGTGCCGGCCGGGCAGAATAAAGACCGGTCTGCCAGCCGTTGGTATTCCCGTTATTGATAACCTGCAGCGAGTTTGCAACATTGGGCAGTTGCGAAGGAACATAGCCTAAAGCGCTGTCGACATCATGTTGGGTCAAGGTTATCGCCCCGTTTCTTCCCATGAAGGAGAGGACCGATCCCCGAGCTTTGAAGGAGTGGAAAATCCCGTTGATGTAAAACCCAAAAGTACTATCGGTGATCGCGTAAAGCGTATCCATTAACCGAGTCGCCGTATCATATTTAGTTCCGAATTTAGCCATCAGATCGCCTTGGGCGGATAAGGTGCCGGAAATAAACCCCCACACCCCACTACCGCCGGCGCCGGTGATCGCCTGCCAGTAGCCAGTGCTGAGCTTTATATAAAGGGTGCTGCCTTTTACAGCAGTAGCCCCAATCGGGGCCGAAGCCAATGTATCCAGTGGACCGCGGTAGCCGCTGTCTACTTTGACCCATTGGTATTCCCACCGGCCAGCAACGCCGGTATAGGTCTGGGCGGAAGCGGCAAAACCAGCAAAAACCAAAAGGGCTATGAGTAATTTTTTCATGATGTGATCACGGTTGCGTAAAGAATAAATAAAGTTTGTCCATTGTCGACTGTCACACCGGCCTGCAGCGTGATGGTTCCCGTCGACGGGTTGAACAGGAAATCGGTCTCGTACAGCGGCTTCATCTCCTTTTCGATCTGGACGATGCGGTTGCCGATCAACGCCGGACGGACGACGATCGTCTCGCCATCTGCCGCCGAAGTATATTGATCCTCCAAAACCTGCTCATAATATTTCATGTTCTCGTCATTTGTCGTTGTGCGTTCACGCGTGGCGTATTTCAATGGGGCCACCGATGTTTGTTTGCTATTTTGATTCACTACCAAGGTGTCGTCATATAAAAAAACCTGTCCGTTATCCGGGTATGCATTTACATTTTGAAACCCGTTATCCTGCATCAGTTTTACGATATAATCTACGCTACCATAGGTGTTGTTTACCACATCCCAAATTGTGCTCTGGTCCACTGCGACGAATTCCTGTATCATTTAGCTGGCGTTTGGTTGAATCGAAAGTTTTCCATCTGCGCCAAATTGCACAATCGGATTATTCACCGTATACAGATCGCTTTGCAACTGAACCGAAATCGAACGGGCAAGGATTTGCGCCTGGCCGTCCGAATTCAGATAGGACCGGATACTCACCCCATCGGAAAAATTCTCTTTCCACCACCCGGGGCTCGCATTGATCGTATCCTCGATATGCTGCTCGTCGCTCACGTCATAGACCAGATCATTATCCACCACCAGCAGGTCGTCGGCGTCACCATATTGTATGTCATACCTTGGGTCCATTAGCCTTGTGTGATGTTCAGATTTTCTAAATCGTCTCGTTCTGTCGGCGTAAGCGTATCGCTCTCCGGCAATAAATTCGGTCCCGTCGGCGATCCCACTGCCGTTACATTATGGGTATGGGCATTGAACTTCGTTATCAGATCATTGACCAGGTTCTCCAGGTTGTTCAGTTTGGTCAACAGCGGCAGCAGCATGACCAGGCCGCCGAGATCGCCGCCCATCAGAATGATCTTATCCAGCCCGCTACACGCAATCATGACGGGATCGGTAAAAGCACTTCTTGCAATGGTTATCGTACTTCCGACTGTCGGTAGCAGCAATATCCCATCATCAGCATCTGACATTAACCGCACGCCAGGTATATCCTCGCCGACTATTCCGGTAATGGCCGTTACATCGCAGGTCCTTGACGGCTCGTCGTAGCTATTCACCGTAGCGTCGATCAGTTTAATCCCGTCTGGCTGGTGAGTGCCTGCCAGACGTTGAATAGTTTCTCGTATGGTCCTGGTTTCGTTCACGTATTCAGTTTGAAATCCAGATGAATGTCCTGCCGGAGGCCTTCGACGCCCCCGGAATAATCGACCTCTTTGATCCTGAAAATGCCATTACGCTCCGGAAGGATGGTGTCGAGGATTTGAATGTTGTCCCCCTTCCGGTCAAATGGGATGCCGAACGTGGTAAACTTTCCGCGAAGACCGGTATAATAGAACTGGATCAATTTCAGGTAAGCCATGTTGGCCAGCTCGGCGATCGTTCGGGCACCAGGGAAATGGAAATCATGCCGCTCCCCTTCGATATTTTCGGCGATCGGGTTTTGCGGAGTGATCACGGTCGTTGTGTAAGGAACTTCTCCGGATGCCGGATTGGCCTTAATCGTCACCAGAACCTCCAGGCGCTTACGTTTCGTTTTTGGCGATCCATCCCTTGAAACTTCTCCGGTGTCTTCCGTGAAGGTGTTGGTAGCCTTGGCGCTTAATTTAATATCGTCCTTTCGGACATATTCCATTTCGTCATCAATGATGTTGTTTTGAAAGGCGAAAATATTAGGCGTTACCGGGCTGCCGTCTGGATTGGTAGTATCCTGTGGCAGATAAACGAGGATGCCGCTGCGTAGCTCATTACCCCGGAAATAACTTTCAAAACCGTATTTCTTTTGAAGGAATAGTAAGACCTGCGCGGCTGTTTTATTTCCGATGGAGAAAGGATCGCCGACAAGCGTGGAGGTTGTATTGTTGACGGTAAAGCTTGTGTTCCACATGGAATTGACCTTATTCATCATCACCGTCAATGCGTGTTCAATAGTATCGGTGGCGCGAAAAGTCACATTGTCCATTGGCGTCTGCTTCAAAATCCACATATTATCTTCGATGCTTACCTCGATCGGCATCCTGCTGTTCACTTTGGTGACATACCCATTGAATAGCGTGGAGGTATTGACTATTTCCCGATTGCCGGCCGTGGTGTATTTATACCCTGCCGTAATGCTTACCTTATCCCCGCGAAGGATAAGCGGAGCGTTAGAACTGAAACCACCGATGTTAATATTGGTTCCGTTCAATGGCTGTAGTTTACCATTGGCATCTCTGAAATAAAGGTTTTTTGGAATAATCAATTTTCCTTTGTTGGTCAAGTCCCTCCAGTTATCGTTACACTCGAAGTGATTCACAAAATCGAAGCCCAAAACCGTTTTGCGATTGGGCCACGCAAGTGATGGTTGTTGAGTAATGACGATATTTGTGACGACGCGGTACATTAGATGTTTAGAAGATTTAGTTCCTGCGGAATGTCCGATATGCAGGAAAGGGAAAATGTTTGATAAGAATAGCCGCCTTCTTTTTGTTCCAGCGTATAGCTATCTACCACCAGCGAATGAATGCCCAGACTGTTCAGGAACGTGCAGGCTACCTCAATCGCGATAGGCGCGTCCAGCATAGCCTTTAAGGCTGTTACATCTTCGATAGGATAGTGACCATTGGCTCCTGTTAAGATGCCATTGATCGCCACCTGGTAATCATCCATGCCGATATACTCCTTAACTGTCCCATCCCGGCCCTGGATCTCCGTCTTTATGATCTTTTTAGCCTGGCTGACAGTGATCAGAACAGCCTGGTAGGTCAGCGGACCGAAGGACTTATTTACGCCCGGCGTATTGGTGCTATAGCTTCCGGATTGAAAAGTGATATCGGAATAGACCGGAGTCCCGAGGGCAGATGCGTAAAGTGCCTGATCCCTGCTATCGGTCTGATCAATGTTATACCCTGGTTGGGCGGTCGCTATAGTAGGTTTGGGCGGTACGAGCGTCCTGGCGGCGACGATCACCACGCTATCGGGAATAGCGAAAGCGGAGCGTAAATTGTTGATATCGTTTTGGCCTGCCATTTTTTAATGATCCGCGATGACCTGAAAATCATTCGTAGCGCCTTCCAATACGGAGACGATCTGATCGTGTATTTTTGTCAGCCCTTCTTTTATGTTGGTGACGGCAATATGGGTTTCCCCCAATTTTTGAATATGCACGTTGATCACTACGGATTTGCTTCCCGTAGCCTTGGTCTTTGGTTCTTTAACCGCTTCTGAGGCAAGCACCGGCCTCGCTCCCTTTCCGGGTTTGGGTATAAGACTTTCTTTGCTCTCCTGATGGTCGTCATTAAAGTTTTTCTTACCCTCATCCCATCCCTCCATATATGCGGTGGCCATTCGTTTGCCAGCTTCGGCGTAGGCTGTTACGCTTTGTTCCGCCCCTTTTACAATCTCGCTTCCATTAAAGGTGAATACGCCATGAATTACATGCCACAATCCGGTAAAGACGTCGGCTACAATTCGGCCAAATTCCTTGATTACTCCCCACATAGCGAATAGAAAGGCTCTAAAGCCTTCCCACCTATTCCACATTTCTACAACTGCCGCGATAGCACCAGCTATCAAAGTAATAAAAAATCCTAATGGGTTGGCCTTCATGGCCGCATTTAACCCATATTGGGCTGCCGTAAGAATCGTCATTCCGATGCTAAGCTCTCCTTGCATTACGTTCGCCTTCACCATCGCCGCAAGTTGAACCATTTCCCAAAAAGCATTTAGTTTCTCTACTGCGACCAGGCCCAGCAATATTCCTTGATAAGTCAGATAAGCTCCTCCAACCGTCAATGCCGTAAACCCAATATCTTTAAGCAGCTGTTTATGTTCCTTCATCCAGGCGATCGAATCTTTAAACGTTGCGGAAACGAAATTCAAGGCGGGGGCCAAAAATTCAAGCACCTTTACAGCAAGCTCTCCCACTTCCATTTGAATATCATACATCGTTTTATGGAACCGGGAAAGCGGGCTGGCATCGAAAGCGGCTTCTGCGGCTCCTCCTACTTTGCTTTCGGCGGCGGCTAGCAATTCCATTCGGGCCGCCGCCTCTTTGCCGTGACGGGCCAGGTTTTGTATATGTTCCATGACGCGGGGATCGATCTTTAGCTGCATCCCTACGCGGCGGGCCATTTCCGGGGAATTGATGCCACGGGAAAGCAGATCGCCGGCCTCCTGCAAGCTCATGTTCATCTTGGTAGCGAGATCAGCGCTTACCGAAATAAGGCGCTGCATTTCTGATTCTCCGATATTTCCCACCATCCGGAGCTGCGACTGAAGACCTAAAATATCATCTTGGTTAAATTTAACATGCTCGGACAATTCCTCGGACGCTGCTGTTACCTTATCAAATGCCTCTTGGGTGAATGTACCCATGTTCTGCATGGTGTTTTGCAATTGCGCAGAAGCTTCGTCAAGCCTTTCCGTCTGCTCGATGCCTTCGTGAATGAATTCTCCGCCTTTGTATATGGCAAAAGAAATTCCGAACGCCTCAGCGACGTGATCCAGGCGTTCGACCAATTCTCCCAGGTTGCTTTCTAGTTTTTTTACATGGTGCGAAGCCTTATCCACCGGGGCGGAAAGGCCGTCTTTCATGCTGAGCTCATATTCTACCTTCTGATCGGACATTATTCGAATTTGACTTGATGGACGATCGATAAATAATACTGGACCTGCCCCCATGCCTTGTGCCATTCATCTTCAGATAAGGTATCAGGATCAATATGGAGTGTACACCGGATGAAAGCATTCATAATATCTATGCTGGTGCTCCGGTTGGTGATCTCGTACTGCTCTACTTTTTTTTAAACTGATTTTGCAGGCGGGTCACCATTGTAAGCGCATAATCAGTGACGCCCATTTTATACCGGTCGCATTCCGGATTATCCCCGTAGGTAATGGGGTCCGACGCCGTTCGGATAAGGCAGGCCTCGCGCATCTCGTCGGCGGCGGTATACACCCCGAGCGTAGTGGCTTTATCCATCACCCGTATCTTTGTGGAATAATTCGGCTCTTTTAAATAGCAAACATGGCGCGAAAGTGTCTCTGGGTCGATCTGTACGACGGGGTGAACTTTGGAGACGCCTTCTTGCCGGGCCAGCGCTTCGGCTTTTTCGGAGTATTCTGCTATTTCCTCGGCGGATAGTACAGTGAGATCCTTTTTTTCCGGCGCAGTGTCGTGGTTTTGGTTTTTTGTGCTCATCGATCGATTCCTCCTATGATTAATGGAATTTTGACGGTCAGTTTGGTATCCCCGCTTTTGCTTTCCAGCGGGTCCTCCAGGAACTCTACGGCTCGAAGGACATCGCGGGTAGTTGATACCCCATCCCCACTGAAGGTAATCGGGATATCGAAGAACCCTATTTGCAGCGGGTCTCGGTTGGGAGATGCGGCAATGATGCCTTTCCAGGTATCGGTATAGAGTTCAATATCGCCTTCGTATTCATAATTCCCGTAGCCCCTGCTTACAGGCTGGCTGCCGGCGCCATAGTTATTATCCTTCTTCTGTTTTCTCTTGTAGTTGATCGCCAGGATGCCCACCACCGGGGTCCCGAAGAGGATCAACGAGATGTTGCTCCAGGAATAATTGACGCCGTTAACTATCGGTGTTGGCATGGTTATGAAATTTTAGGCACAAAGCCGATTGGGATTTGAATTTGACGGGCCACGCCGTTGATCACCAGCTGAACAACAACGATCACCGTGCTGGTAGATAGAACATTCTGAGCAGGGTTGACTGATGCAGCGCCGGCGCTCAGCTCAGAATTTCTGACCATGGTATCCAGCGGCGTTTGCGCCAGATTCTCCAAGTAGGCAGCTGTAGTTTCGCTCAATGTGCCGTCGGCATTCAGCTGCAACGGACCGTTCAAGGCCGGGAGCATATTGGCGTAGATGCCGCGAATCGCTTTATCGATCGTCCGATTATTCTCGATCTGGGCGTAGTCGCTTGAGGCGATGATGGCACAATGGCTGTCGTTGAAATAGGAACCGGAGATGCCGACAAATTTTTTGAGAAAGGTATATCTGCGATCATTCAATGAGCTCAGCAGGTTGTCGGTGATCGCCGTAGAGCTAAGCAACTGCCCATTGGCAAAGGCCAGGATCTCATCTTCGGAGCCGCTGCTGATATTGAACTTACCTACCCAGGCAATGGATTGGCTGACAGATGCCAGCGCTACCGTGCCGAGCTCGGCACCCAAAACAGGGACCGACTTTCCGGTAGTCATCCACAAAAACCAGCCTTGGCCGCCCCCATCCATGCCGATAACGGCGGTAGACTTGTTGGCGGTCAGCGTGGATAGATCGGGAAGCGTACTGATATCGGTCGTTCCGGAAAGATCGGCCGCGTACAGCGCGCTGAGCGGCTTATGCACGGCATCATTGGCCTTGCAGACGCCATCGATAAGGGTAAGGTCGCCGGTGGAGAAGGCGCTGGCAGGGTCTTTTAGCACGCCTACCTGGCGAACGGTGCCGCCGGCAAAGTTTTGCACCGTCGTGATCTCGGTGAATGCATAGGAGCCGGGAATCGCAAAGAACCCGACATATAAGATACCTCCCGGTTGCATCCGGAAGAATTCGCTGATTTGATAGTAAAAGCGGGCGAACAAAGAAGCGACGCCGCCGGTGAACTGCGTGATGGTGCCGGCGATCGCCCCGACAATAGTCACTACCAGCGGTGTGCCGGTATTGAGGTAAATACCGAATTTCTTCGGTGCGGTGATCGTCAGGGTGGCCGTGTTGAAGGTGGCACTATAGCCATTATTCACCGTATTGGCATTGATGGCCGCGGCGATGCTGGCCCCCAAGATAGCGATACTCGAATCCGATGCCTGCTTGACATAAGAGCATAGCTGCTCAACCTGCGGAGTGCCAGTATCGTCCAGATCGTCGACCGAAATGGTGATGGTATCACCCGTGGCGCCGGCGGCCGTGATTAAATATTCGGCCTCGGCAGCCGTGCCGTCTGAATAATCATTCAGGATGCCCGCCGCAATGGCATCCGTTACCGCATACAAAGCCTTCACCCGGTTGGACGTGGTGAACCCGCTGGGAAGATTGGCCGTATAAAAAATCAGGGCGGATATAAAATCCTGCCCCGGTAGCGGGCGCCCTAGTCCTCCCTGCCCCTTGATGAAGGTTATATTAGGTAGTGACATTCTTCAATTTTTTCGTCTTTTCGGAGACGGTTTTGAGTTGCTCTTCCAGTTCCGTTACTTTCGCCTGGTGTGCGGCTTTGTCTTCCTCCAGGATGCTTTTTTCAAGCTCCAGCATCTCGATCTTCTCTTTGAGCAACCGGTTTTCCTCAATCAGGCTTCCCAATTCGTCTTTGGTCACCTGTTCAATTGGCAGACTGTCCTCCATGTCGAGGATCTCCTGCCGGTTTTTGACGATCGGGTGGAGTCTGTTCGGATCAAACAGCCATCCGCCTTGCGCATTCAAATAAACATGCGAAATATCCGGGTTGGCTTTCAGGTGATTGATCAATCCTCTGGTCATGTGAGCGCCTTTTAATGGATTAAAGAAATCCGCCGATTAAGCGGAAGTTGACGTGCCATCGATAACCCAACCGGTACCATTGAAGATGGCCGATACGACAGTTATCTTACTGCCAGTGGCCGATAAGGTCGTGGCTGGCGGAATCCATCCCGTTCCCCAGGTGATCACGCGAGTGGTGGCATCCGGCGTGATGATCAGCTCTACCCGATCGCCCACGTAGGGTGGCGTTGTGGATGACCCGACCGCTATATTGATCGTCGGAGTGGCCGTAGCCAGGGCAATCTCAAACAGGGTAAAGGCGGCATTCGGGATCGTGGCGAGATTGATCGTCGCGGCGGTAGCGATGCTTTGATGGTCCCGCTGCAAACCCCGGCCGGTATTCTCCGTGTTTTTGGCGCCAGTAAACCTTGCTAATGTGGACATAGTATTTTTATTAAAAAGGTGGTCGAATTGGGTTTACGCGTTGAACGAGGACGAGGTGAGCGTGGTGAACAGGAAGGCCTGCTCGCTGAACCCATACTGCACATCGTACTTCATCAGCCCCTTCAGGAAGAACATCTCCGAATTGGCCTGTAGACGTTGTAGCTGCAGATTGTTGTCTTCGGCGCTATTCATGCCGATGTACAAATTGGAGTCGTTCGCCGGCAGGGCCTCTGTGAAGAGGATCGTGTTGTCCGGAATACCGGCCAGGGGCACTATCTCATAACCCTTGAACTTGTTGATCCCTTCATCCGTCGTGTTCACGCCTTTGAAGGTTTGGGTCGTCGTGATGAACGTCTGGTAGATCTGCTCGGTGTTGATCGAGACGATAAACTTCAGGCGCTTGTACCGGCTCGGCCGGCTGAGCAACGCTTTTTTGTTGGTGGCAACCAGCTGAATCAGCGCGTTGAACGCGTCAACGATATTGTACACCGTGGAACCATCCGAAGCGGCGGCTGTCAACGGGAAAGGGTTGGCCACTTTCAGTACGGCGCTGTCGGCGATCATCTTCTTGATGAAACCATCATAAAACTTCAGCTGACCGTTACCGGCGGAACCGATCGGCGCGGTGTAGGTGGTAGAACCCTGCCAGACGCCAAGCTCAACCTGCTCAAAGGCGCGGTTGAGGCCGATCTGCATCATGTAGTTCTCGGCTTCCACCGGGACCTCGCGGGCGAGCAGCGTCGGGCTTAGCTCTTCGGCGAGCCAATGCGATTCAAAATCGCGGGGGTTGAACTCCGTATAGAGCATCATGTCATTGGGGGTCAACACGCGGCCATCGATGGTGAACGTTCCGCTGGTCGTCGGCGTAGCCTGGCGGGCTTGCAGCGGATTGGCGAAATCGATCCGGCCGATCGTGTGGGACTTTTTGATGCCGTCCTGGACGAACACCACACCCTTTTGTACGGTGTCCATGCCGAAGGTAGCCGGTAACCAGAAGTAGGAGGCGAAGGTACCGGCGTACGAGGTATCATTAATTTGCAATGCCATGATTGTCTCTTTTTTAAGATTTTATAGGATGAATTTTCCTTTTGTTGTTATGCCGTCTTGTTACGGTTGTTCATATTGGCCTGGATGCGTGCCATGTAACCCATAGCCGATGCCGGAACTTCGGTCGGATCGACTTCCTCGTTCTCCTTCTTGTCAGTCCGCGCTTTCGCGCCGACCAGGATCTTGGCCGCTATCTTGTTGACCGGAATTTCTTCCAGCAGTTCTTTGGTGCCGGCGAAATCCACGACAGCTTTGGCGACCCACTTGTCGACCGACTCGGCTTTGATCTTTCCGATCTTAACATAGCCCTCGACCATAGCCTTGGCCTCGACCTTTTTGGCTTTATCCTGCTCTTCCTTGATCTTGTCCTCGGCCTCTTTCTTGTCCTTTTCCGCCTTGTCCTTCGCGTCCTTCGCGTCTTTGCAGGCTTTGTCGTACTTCTCCTTCATGTCCTCGAAGTCGGCCTGCATTTTGTCGAGCTTCTTTTTCATCTTATCGAGCTCTTCGTCGGATTTTTCCTTGGCTAGGATGCCGGCGTTGACCTTGGCTTTCAATTCCTGCAAGACCGAGTTTTCGGTAGCGTCGACATTGAGGCCGAGATAGTTGGCGATAAGCGAAAGGCCATTGGCCTTGGAGATAGAAGTATCCATGGTGGAGGTGTTGAATGCTGAGTTTAAAATTTTATTGGAGGCCCTCCACATGGCTTGCGCGGTGGTGGCGGGCATGTACTTGCGGTTGTGATCATTAGTGGCTTCGATGTCGGTGCAGAAGCCTTTTTCCAGGCATTCGGCAGGACCCATCCAGGTGGTGCGGTCCATCATGTAAGCGACATCCGTTTCTTTGATGCTGCTACGAGCGGCCAGCATGGTGCAAAGGCTGTCTTTCATCGCGTCCAGCTGCTTTTTGTCAGTCCCTCCGAAGGGATTATGCATCATGAGCTGGGCGTAGTCGGCCATCACCCGTTTGCGGCCGGCCATGAAGATCACGCCGGCGATACTAGCGGCTATGCCTACGTTGTAGGTGTCTACCGGTGTTTTTGTTTTGAGAATGGCGTTGAAAATGTTGTAACCGTCCATGACGGCACCGCCGGGAGAATTGATGTAGACTTTGATCGTCTTGAATCCCATGCCATCGAGCTCCAGGAGCTCGCGTTGAAACGCGGCGCCATCGATTCCCATTCCTTCGTCAGGATCGAAACCGATGCCCATGTCGATGAGCATAATAGGTTCACTGGAATTTAGCGACGACTGCACTACGTACATGCCCGTAAAACTAAAAAGCCACTGACGGGCAGGGGCGAAAGTGCTAGTACAAATCGTTGATCTATTTCGGAGATATTTTTTCTTGCGGCGACATCGGTTCCACCATTCGGCGAATCGCCTCGTTTATGGCTTCGCTCTTGCTGCCACCATGCCTTTCGATGTACTTTTCAAATTTGGCGTAGATGCTTGGTCGCAAATATGCGAAGACTGCTCGTTCTTTTGAGGACGACACTGGCTTTTTATTTTTGGATTCAGACATTAGTTTATGCTTCCGCAACGGGCTTCGGCCATATTTCGACGTGCAATATCTTCCCTGAGAATATTTTCTCCGCGCGGATCTCGATGGTGTCCAGATAGAACCGGTCGAGAACATGCTCATCGCCATACACCGATGCCACCCACTGTTGTAGCAGCCCGTAATATTTCGGGTTCATCACGATGGACTTTGGTTCTACTCCCTGCTTCCGGTAATGCTGAATGCAGGCCACAACCATATCGATCCCAAGGTTGCCTTGGCGGGTGTAGTTGTTAATGTCGATGACCTTTTTGTTAGCGGTAGTTTCCATGGTTATTTGGCAAATAGTAAGTATTCGAATTGAATGGCCTGCGTCCCGCCGACCAGTTCGGCAAAGTGGAACGAAAATCCCGTGTTGGTTCGGGAGCTGTCGATCACGTTCCACTGCACCTGCGCGTCGGTCTGGGGTGTACCCTGGCTGATGATCGTGCCCTGCACATAATATTGCTGCCCCGGCGAAAGTACCGGCGCTTGCCCCGCCGATCCAAACACCACGGCTATGGTGTTGCCAGCTACTCCCCCGCCAGATACATCGCCAACGTGAACGGAGCCGCCGCCCAGACAGGGGTGCAGGTTGGTGCTATTCGGCACATCGACGTTAAGATTGGGATACACGCCCGAAAGATTCGCCTGGCCGGTGCAAGTAAGATTCAGCTGCTTTGGTATGACAAAGCTGCAATACGATGCCGCTGAGAAATCGGCTATGCCTGTTCCGGACGCCCCCTGCACTACCTGGACCTGCCGGATATTGTGAACGTTCCGCACGGTCATGTCGGTAAACGTCACGGGATCAGCGTTCGTGGTGAATTGCGTCGTGACGATTTGGAAAATACCGACATTCGACCCGGTGGCCGTGAAAGCCGCAGCCGGCACGATAAATATCTCTCCCTGGTAAAAGACTGCGCCGGCGGTGATATTGTAGAACGGCGCAGTGCCGGAATTGACGCAGCCGAAAAGGACATAGACGGTTGACGGGTTGTAGGACGGGCTTAATAGTGCCTGCATGACCGCGGCAACGATCTGTGTATAGGCCTGTTGCAGGAAAACAAGTGTGCCCTGTTTTATCGGAAACTCGGAAGCATCGGTAATACTTGACGTATCTAACTGATTCATAATTAATAACTTGTGATCGTGTACACCAACGAACTAGGGATAACGGGATCAACAAAATCCCGCACCGCCTTCTCGCTGGTTAAAATATAGAGACTGTTCAAAAAGTTGATGTTGAAATTCGTCACTTGAACGAACGGGTAAGGATTGCCGATATCGTCGCTGCTTTTTGTAAGCCCGACCGTGCTGCCTTTGGTGATCCCCACTCGAAAGCCGACGGCGACGGGCCCTACGTTGTTGATGTTGATATCCGAAAGGCTCGAAGATCCCGGCGGTCGAAAGGTTCCGCCGAATCGGTGGTTCAAAGCGTATTCCAGGACGACTTTTTGCCCGTTGTATCGAACGCGCTCGTCTACGCCGATGAAATTTGCTTGCACCAGTAGCCACGCCGTTGTATCTGTCGGCAGGGCGGTATTATTTGGCACCAGGGAATAGTACACCGCTTTGTTAAAGATGACCATATCGTACTGGTTGTACGTCCCGCCGGCATATACCGGGGCCGTGGCACCTGTCTTATACGATCCAAGGATCAGGTCGCGGCACCACTGCGTCGCCCACAAAAGCGCCTGCTGCAAGGCCACAGTGATGGGTCCGCGCTTGTCGGGTGGCAGGAGATCTATCGCCTGCTGGTTGAAGTCTATGGAAAAGATATCACCCACGCATTTTCTTTTTTATCTGTTTCTCGGTCATTTTTTCGGTCTGCTTCACCTGATCCATGCCGTACACCCGAACCAGGTTGCGCCATTGCTCCGCCGTTCTCGATATTTGGTCTACACCGAAGCTCTTTTCAAACTCGACCTTGAGTTTAGCAAGCTGCTCCTTTTGGGCTTCTGTCGGCTCAATGGTCTTGAAGTCCATGCCGCCATCCGGCCGATTGGTTGCGGTTACAAGTTGTGTAGACATGATCAGTTTGCTTTTGCATTTTGTTCGCGAACCTTCTTTTGGCGCTCCCGAACTTGGTCCATGCGTTCCTCCCATTTGGATTTGATCGGATATTTCGTGCGTTCGTTCTTTTGAGAATTTTCCTTTACAACCCTCCCCGCGAGCAAAACCAACCCCGCAATTATCAGCATGGCAAGAACAATAGCAAGCCCACCCCAAAATGGCGCCGTCACCCACCACCAGGACCACGAGATCACGCCACAAAGTTTGAGAACGACAAAGGCGATTCCGAGCAACCCCAAAAGGAATCCTGTATTTCCGGAAGAACTTGAGTTTGACATATTGCGCAGTTTTAGTTGATGATGAAGTTTAAAGAATCGGCCAGCGTGTTGCCCGTCGTTGTCTCGCTCACAACATACCCGGCGATTGTCGACCATTGCCGCTGAATGATCGCAGATCCAAGGATAAGATCAATGCCGGCGCTGAATGAATCGGTATCGGCCCGGCCGCGCACATGTTGCAACACCACGTCATTCACGCCGGTTATGTCCCGGATCGTCTGCTCGAGATCCGACATTTTGATGATGCCGTTGAAATTGGTTACCGCCTGCTGCTGTAGCCATGCATTGATGGCTGCGATGACATTCGCCTGAATAACGGCCGCGTACTGGCCTTCATAATAGATGTCGGCCGCGATGTACAGCTGATCCGGGTTTAGGGAGATCACACTATAGTTGATGCCCGCGACGCCGATCGTGTTGATGTAGCCTTGGGCCGACGCCAGCTGGGGGGCCGTAAGCGCGGTGAACGGGTTGCCGGTGGCCACCTTTACCGCAACGATGTTAGCCGAATTGGACGTGACGGAGCAGGCTGTAATGATTTGAAGGGTAGGATCAACAACCGGATATACCGGTACCGTATTGATCAGGGCGATCACCTGCGGGTTGGTGTCGCTGTATTGAAAGGCGAACATCTTGGCTTGTATCCAGGCGGGGGATGCGGCGGCGGCTGTAGCGACAACCGCCTCTATACTGGTCTTAAACACATCCTGTAGTTGCTCCATTAGCGCCTGCCCGATGGCTACGGTATAACACAATTCCCGGAGCAGGTTCCGTTTGCTCCATAGCGTCGGGTTGATCGTAATGCCGATGTTGGCGAAGTTCGTCACCAGGGCGCTTACGATGTAGCTGTTAATTTGATCTACGGACCTGGCGCTCATATATTTACGATTTTACGGTCTGTATAAGTCAAGATTCTTCTGATTTGAGCCCCAGAAACCCCGAACATTTTTGCGAGCTTTCGGCTGGAATATTCCCGCCGCTCCTGTTGGAATCTGGGAGGTTGATAAAGCTTCCGAATTTCCAAAACCTGCGCATCGGTTAGTTTATGCATGCCGTGGTTTTCGCCAGACGATAGCGCCGCTCTTTCGGCAGTAAATTTTTTTCCTTTATTTATAGAAACCTTACCTTTCATCCTAGCGCTGGCGGCTTCTCTTTGCAGTGGGTTTTGAAATCTTTTGAGCTGCCCCTGGCGAACGGTCTCCTTTTGTTCGGGAGATAATTTCTTTCCTAGTTTGTTTTTTAGATGCCTGCGCCTCTCTTTCGATTCATCCGAATGTCTGACGCCCAAACAGCTTCCTGCAATAGGGGCAATATTAAAATAGGGCTTGATTGTGTCAAGATAAAACTGCTCTCTTTCCACAAGGTCTTTTTTGTTGGCAACATCCTCTAGTGCCGATATAATTAAATCATCTTCTCCACATTTATTAAAATGCCTCTGGATTTTTCTATTGGCGTGTACGCCTCGTCTCATTTGAGAAAAGTGCGTATTCTTTCGCATATCGAAATTTGCCGCGCTTCCGATATAGACCCGACCTGTAGATTTGGATGTTATTGCGTATATAACACTACGAGACATTTGGACGATTTTTTATTTGGGCGCATTCCGCCACGGTCGGCATCCTGCTGTTGGTGATATAAAAGGTTTTGATCTGGGCATAGGATACGCCATTATTGCGGCTGAAAAATAGCAGGTTTTGTTTTGCCATTCCTGTAAGGGTTGCCAGATCGGTTAACGGGTCGGTCATTGTTGCGGTATTAAGAACGGTTGTTGTATCATTTGTCCCCCACCCTGCGCTAACGGGCTCGTCACCTCAACATCCAACGCCGTCGGCGGCGACGATTGGGTATAGACGGTGCGGCCGGTATCCAACGGGCTGCCTTTGGCATCGGTGAAGTTGCAAACGAAGTCCAGGATGTACTCATAGATGTTCGTGTGGGTGTAGGATTGGCTTTCCACCATGCAGTTCATTGGTCCGCAGCCGGATGGCGTGAACTTGGTCAGTAATACGATGATCTGATCACGCAGGTCAAAGATCACGAGATCCTGGTCGAAGGTCCCGTCGCCGGCGTCCATGAACTCGTGCACCAGGTGGATGCGGATGGATAAGTCGGTATCGCGGTAGCCCTGGCCGATCACCTCATACGTCGCCGGGCTGACGATCTCAACAAAAGCAGCGGGCTTCGGAAAGACGATTCCTTTGCCTTGCGCTTCGTATTCCACCTGGTTGTTCCAGATGCGGGCATACAGCGGCACGGTCTGGCCGTCCTGGTTTACCACCTGTAAAGTGGTCAGCTGGGTTAATATGTCCTGGAGGCAATCCTTAATGCCGGGCATCAGCTTGTCATTATTATTTTGATCGATTGGCGAATAATCCATACGCGTTCCGAGAGCGATAGATTGGCCCGCGATCCGATCCTCCATAAAGTGACAATGATTTTAGGAAGCCTCAATAGGCGCATAAACTTTGGCCGCGTTCTCAACTCTATTTCTCCCATAGCTTTCCCATATAGGTTTTTATCTTTTCGCGATGTTGTCTCGTTAACTCCGCCGACTTCGCCATAAAAGGGCGCTTCGGCAAATTGGCGTTTCCCTGATTTTGGGCGGCGGCATATGGCAGGTCCACCTGCAGCAACACCGACGTGAACGTCGCCCGCTTGATCGAATTCGACACCGCCCGCCGCAGCGCACCTCCAGACCGCCCCCGGTACACCCCCACCAAGATCGGCGAACTCAGTTTCCGAGCCCGGAGCGCGATAGGGTACTTGTACTCCGGTGTGGTCTTATCGTGTCGTTTCACATCCTTCCAGCCCTTCCCGTCGAATGCCTGCTTTGAAAAGGCGTCGACGAAATAGTTTTGCGCCTGGTTCGCCAAGATAATGGGCAAATCCTTCTTCATCTTCTCGATGTTCTTCTTTAGCTGGCCGAATTTGAATTTATCTTCCATACGCTTCCATGCTTGTGTTATGCCATTTTCCGCATTTGGGACATTTATAGGCGCGCTTCAGATCGAATCCGGGTTTCCGGTTTGCCCGTTGCATTGCCTTCAATGCGCGGCCAAAGGTTCGATATCCTATTTTCTTACACACCGGGCGGCTTGCTTACTCATCTTCATCTGTTGGCGGTATTGGTAGTCCAAAATTTGTTTTAGCAAAATCCAGGTCTTCCTTCGGCACCGAGAAATACGGGTGATCCTTATCAAAAATCTCCCCCGTCTTGCCCGGGTTCTGCTTAAACATCTCGTCCATCTCGTCATCCACTTTTTCAAAGGCGCTGTCTTTTCGGTCATCCGGCGTAACAGTCGCGTCTCCGTCTTCTTGTAGCAGCACGCACCGGCAATTAAAATGATTGGGCGGCGTACAGGTGTTCCAGATTGGATCATCGACCGGCGCCACAATCCCGTTCAGCGGCAGGCAGATATCGCTCGTGTTCTCATCTATAATCGCCGAGTATCGAAGATTCGGCAGCACATCCTTCTGCTCTTCTACATCAACCCATTTTGCCGCTGATGATGCGGAGGCAATCGCAGTTTGATATTCCGTTGCGAGATAATCTTCATTATGTATATCAAAGACCTCGGTTGCGGCTTCTTTAAATTCATCAAACGATCGAACCTCGTCGCCATTTGTAAGCAATTCGGTCATTTGCTTTAATTCGTCAAAATTTTTTGCCGCCGAAAACATATATATATTTTCTCTTAGCTCTGTCAACAAATCCAAATCTGCGCCCTCGGCTTCTTCAAGCGTTTGGCCATATCCTCTGTAAAGCCCATCCTTTAAATATTCGACAGTAGCTTGGTATAGATCTAACGGTATGTCGTACTCTGAAACATCACCATTATAGATGTCTTCAATTAATTGCTCCAGCTTCTGCTTTGAATATTTAAATTTTGGCTTATCTGGCATAGACTAACGAGGTTTTATTTTTTCTTTTACCAGACAAATACTTACTTAATAAGCCAGACGAAAATCCATATTCTTTACTTGCATCCTGCAAACTATCGTAAACCCTGCCGGTTGAAGTATCTACAACCTTCATTAGCTTATATCTTGATCGCTCCTTCCGCTGATCATCAGAATATGATGCCCACGCCTCCTTTAATTTTTTCGATTGTTTTTGTTTGGAAGCTTCGGTATGAGATCCACCTTTAAAAGAGGGCCGGAAACTTCTCTTAGATAAAGCCTGAGACACCTTAGTTCTCGTCTCTAAAGTATGTTTTACTCCCAGGGAATGTTTATTTCCCTTAAGCGATTTACTGATATTTCGCCGATGCTCATCAGAAAATTTTTTAATTTTAGCGGATTCGCTCATCTTTTTCCTTGCTTCCTCGGAAAATTTTCTTCCTTTATTCCTGCTGCTAATTTTTAACTTATGCTCTTCGGTAAATATATGTCCATTTAGCCCTTCTCCGCCTTCGGTCATATTAACTAAACTTCCGGTTCCCAAATCCCTCCTGCCATATTGACGAATTAAAATAACTTCCATATCCATCGCTTCCGATCTTGTTATTCCATCTTTGATAATCTCAACAGAGTATTTTGTCTTAGCAACCACGGCTGCCCAAAACGAACTTCTTGATCTTGCAGAACATGCCCGACTAAATGGCTTTTTGTATGACGTACTATTTATTCCAATGCCAATATAAAACACCTCGTTGGTGTCCAGTCGTATGTGTCGATATACATAGGCGTTACCGGGCATATAACTTTTTCAGTTTATTCTTCACTCGTTCTGGCATTTCCTTTTTATCCGGCTTGTCTTCATCGGGCTTTGGCGCGGGCGGATGAATGATCGGCGTCGGCGCGGCCGGTGGAGTGGCGCTAATCTTCATTCCTGTCCGCTTATTGAACCAATCCCAATCCATGTCGCCGCCGGCCTGCTTAACAGCCACGGCAATTTGAGACGTGGCTAGGTTAGCCGCATCTTCCTTGCTCCGTTGCTCCGCCAGCTCGTCATTATTCGGATATTCAAAAATCTGTCCTTCGAACATCGTCAGCCCAAGATTGACGAGTTTGGGAAATAGGACATTGGTGCAGAGATCCGCGAAGTCCAGCATGTCCACAGTTGCCGTATCCCGCAGCGCGGCGCCGGCCGGAGATTCTTCTCCGCCCTGGTCGCCGCCTAGCTTGCCAGGCGTACTATCGAGCGCATCGGCGTGACCCAGAATAATCTTGCTGATCTTTTTCTCGCATCGGGTTTCGATGGACTCGAATATTTTATAGCCGGTTCCCAGGCTCTTGCTTTCGACGAGCTCGAGCTCATCAACCAAATCCATGAGGATATAACCAGCGCTGCCCATGTTGGCCAATGCCTGTTCGTAGGTCGCCCGCTCGCCTTCATCCGTTTTTGACGTCTTGCCGACCCGTATCGGCATACCGAAGAGTTCGGCCGCTGTGCTATTTTGGCTGAGCGTATTGCGGCAGAATATTTCGTATAGCGCGACCTTATAAAGATATCCGTATCCGCAGCGGCTCACGCCTACATCTGTAGGCGTCGGTATCCAGACATGCCAATCCTTGTACGGTTCTTCCAAGAAGTTCGCCCCGGATATGCTATAAATGAATTGCGTCACGTTGAGACGGTCGGGGGAGATGTTGAACCGGCGGATGATCGTAAGGTCAGGAAAGCCATTGTTCACGAGGTCGCCGAGGGTTACCAAGGAATAACCGTAGGCTTTGGCTTCGAGCGCATACCGGATGAAATCACGGAACCACCCTGCCTGCAATGCCTTCTTCGCCTCTTTGTTCTCTTTGCCGCTTGGGTCGCGGACGATGAAGTCTTTTAAAGCTGTGAGTTTCAACCGCCGGTCCATACAGGCCGACACATGGCCGTTGCGGATCGTGGTCAGAAATAGCTGCTGTAGTTTCACCCGTTGCGGATACCAAGCATTTTCTGCCGAATCGATGCCGGCATTCAGCGTGGACACATCGGTGACGATCCGTGCCAGCTGAACGGGAGAGATGTATTTGCGCAGGTTCTTCGTCGGATCGCCCGGCGGCTCGGCCGGCACCCGGACGTCTACCGGCTTGTTATTGTCGGCGCCGTTTCGCGACCCCGGTCCGCCCATTGTAGGAACAAGATAATTGCGGATGCGCTGATATATGGAAGGTTTGTTTGACATGAATTAAAAATCTGTGACGCGCCGCACATTGCCGCCCCAGCGGATGCGGCCGCCGCTCTTCGGTTGTTTAACAGGTAAATCAGCGGTGATACCGCTACTACCTACGTCGCCGGCGTCTTTCAGCCACTTGATCGCATCGTCATAGGCTTTGACGCGGAGATCCGGTATATTGCGCGGCGCGATTCGTTTGTGAACCCGGTACAGCGTGATATCGATCACCGCGTTGAGCAACTCCTGGTTGCGGTTATCGCCAGGCGTCCAATAGGCGGTATCGAGGATATCGGTCGCTGCCGGCACCGTGTAAGGAATGGGCGCAATCGCCTGCCATTGGTTTTGGCCAACAGCATCCGGCAGGATATTGCCGTAGGGTATATTTTGTGAATAACCGGATTGCAAATCGGCCCAATGACTATCGGTCACCGTAGCGATCAGGCACTTCCAAGAGTTGCTGTTCCAGAAAACAACATCGCCCACCGCATAGACGTTGGTGAGCAGGAATAGTGGATTCGGGTAAGACGCGTAGAACATCGTGTATTCCGCGCCCAGTAAATCCCACTGCGCGGCATTAAAGGCGCCTGTTGCGCCGGCAGTATTACAGCGATAGATATTTCCGCCCTGCAGCACCAGGTTTCCGATGGCGTAAACTGTCGCCGGGACGTAGGCGTCAGCATCCAGATAAACACGATTGGTCGCCTTATAAACGACAGCCGGATCCCATTCTAAGGTATCCTGGAATTCCTGAGCAGTGATGTATTTTTGGGTGAGGTAAGAGGTTGCGGTTTGTACCGCAGACAGCGCCAGGCTATCGAGGATCGATTGATCGCTGCCGATGAGGGCCTGCAGGTTTTCACTTTGGATAATGCGCTTATAGTCTGACTGGATTAAATACATATTCTAATAAATTTATATCCAGCCGTTTCCGACCTGTGATCATTAATAACTTTGCTTATGTTTTGTTGAAAGCAATCCAATGCATCCGCTGCTTCGTATACTGTTCTATATCTTCCTATCTCCTGCCCATTCTTAAGAGCTACAACAATGCCTTTTGATTTCTTGATCCGACCTTTTTGCGCTATGCTGATTTTTCGTCTTGACTCCTCCGTATGAGGTATTCCAAGTCTGGACATTTTTCTCAGATTATCAGGTGTGACTTTGTGGCCCACTCCATTTTTATTTCCTTTCAGGGCCGCCTTTTGCCTCATTCTGGCCTCTTCCGACAGATTCCTTGTCAGATTTTTTATCACCTTCGCCCGATGTTCAGGCGCTAAAGGAAATCCCTTTTTTTTCGCCCTCATTTTATCCTTTGTCGAATCGGACATTTTTAATCCCAATATACCTCCGCCACCATCGGTGAGATTAGATAGGGTTCCGGTTCCAAGGGTAATCCTTCCATAAATCAGGATGAATTCTTTCTCCTTAATACAGGCCTCTTGCCAGGTAAGTCCATCAATGACGATCTCAATGATGTAAGCAGTCTTGGCGACGATTTTTTTCCAGAGCGGGTTACGGCCATTCGTCTTTTTAGATCGGAGATAACCTTCGTCAGGTCGCGATTTGGCGCCAATACCCACATAAAACACCTGATTTTTGTCAAGCCTTATGTGGCGATACACGTAACAATTTCTGTCACTGTTGGCCTTTAACATCTATTCGGAAGGATTTGCCTTCGAAGATAATACGATGGACAAAACCTTTGGGATAATACTAAAGGTTGTAGGAATTAATAATGGTGTTTTGGTGGGGCGTTTTTACCATACGATGTTTTGGCCGTGATGCCGCCGGCCTGGTATTGCGCGAACTCCTGGGCAAACGCCATACAGAGCAGGTAGTCCCCGGCATCCGACGTGTGACCATACTTTTCGTAACTAGCGCCGGTGTCCGGATTCTTCGCTTTCTCCTTTAGCTTTGTTCCGTCGCTTGCTTCTTTCAAATAGTTGTAGTCGGCAATCGAATTTGTGCATTTGTGGTGGACAAGGATTTCGATCTCCGCGAAACCCTTTTCAAAGATGGTATTGATGAAGTTGCCCCGCATGACGACCGGCGGCGCGGCGTTGGCAATGCGAAGCGAAGGTTTGAAAAGCAGCAACGACCGCAAGATCAGCGTAAAATCGTTTGATCCTTTTTCCTGCCTGGTATCCTCTTGTTTTCCCGACGGGTCGCCATAGATGAACATGCCGGCCGTGTGCCCCTGGTAACGACGGGTCAATTCTTTGCAGACGTCCGGCGTCGTGTTGCGCGGGTTTTCCAGGCATATTTCATCGATTTGGTAGGCCTTTTTTCCAACCAGCTGCCAAACACAGCACGTCATGTAAGGAGAAACATTAAAATCGAACGTGACGTGCAGCGCGAGGCTTTTGTTATAGGCTTTGCCGCTGCTGGCATCGAAGCCCGGGAGTTTGGTGAGATCCGCCACATGACGGGTACGGTCAAAGCATTTGTAAAACTCCCCGCCCGACTGACTAAAGGGGTTGCCATAAATGAGCATATCCTGCAGACCGCTGTGCAGTTTAAGCTTTTGGTTGGCAATATAATTATCCGGAAGGTTCGCCTGATTGTGGTAGCTCGAGCTGATCACCGCCAATTTGTTGTCGATTTTCCGACAGAAATAAGTTTCCGCGGAATATATCTCGCGGACGATCTCGTCATGGTACTCATCCAGCCGGAACCATTCATTAATCCAGGGGACTTTTGCCGGGCTAGTAAAGATGTAGAGCGGGTTGAATGGCGTTCCGCCTGACTCCTGCGTTAGCTCGCCGGCGGCATTCACCCACATACCAAGTTCGCGCAACCGCCCGATGATGACCTCCTTTACCGCTTCTTCTTTGGTGTCTTTGGTCTCGTCGAGGATGGCCCAGGCGAATTCCTTTCCATCATGGGCTTTATAATTATCCAGCGAACCTTTGTAAATCACCGTTCCGTTCTGGAAACAGATCTTGCCGTGATAGCTGTCGTACTCGTGTTCTGCGGTATTGAAATGCGCCGGCGGTTTCACGTCGACGACAAAATTGCCCTTCTTGTTGCCCTTGGTGTATTCTGTCCAGCCGAAAACATCTTTCCAAACATTGCGGATTCGGTAGAGCGTGGAGTCCGAAAGCTGTGTATAAGTATTGGCGCCGATGAAACCATGAGCTGCGGGGAACGTGCTGATGAGATGACCGGATAGCAGACCACCGCAGTGTGTCTTACCCGATCCTTGGCCCGCCAGGAAGAGATTGATCTGCTGCCGGCTGGTGAGCATCGCGTATTGCGGCTTACTCGGCCGGACTCGGACCGTTCGGGTCTTCGAAGATAACGGTGGTGCTGAGAGTTTGTCCATTGCTGGTATGATCTACCTGAGCTTTTTCAGGCGCGTTATAGCCGAGAACTTTGCAAATGCTGTCGAGGGCCGCTTTCTTATCCCACATTTTTACCTTGCGCACCTTTCCAAATACTTCTCCTTCGCGAGACTTCTCATCGTAGCTTTCAATGCCGGCGATCGCGCCGGCCGTATCTTCATCCCATTCACAGGTCTGCTTCATGCCCCCGTCGACTGTCAATATCTGGCGAACGTCCGCAAAACCGATCTTGGCGTATTCTTCTAAGATACGCTCACGGCTTAAATTAAGCTTCTTGGCGAGGGCCTCGGCTTCTACCTTATCTACCCTATCCCGCTCGGCATAGGCGGCTGCCTGGCGTTCGGCAACAAGCGGACGGGCCTCTTTCAGCCAATTGTCCACCGTCTTTTCCGAAGCCTTGTAGTTTTCGGCAATATGTTGTAGGATTTCCTTTCGACTTTTACCGGCATACAGAAAGTCGGCGCAAATTTCTACCCCTTTAACCTTCGATATTTTACTGAGCTTTTCCAATTCCTTACGGATTTTGGATAAAATTACCCAGCGATTTACAGACTTTGTAAAATTACTAAGGGTTGTAGGACTTTCTTTTGAAGATATTGCCCTTCAAATCATACCCCGCCGGATCCACCTTGGGTAAAGGAACCAGGATTGCATGCACCCATTCGCCGGAGGATATTTTGCAGAGTTGTCTCGTGGCGACGTCGCAGGCTTCATAGCAGGATTCAAAGGGCAGCATTGGCGAGATGACTACGTCAACGACTCCGCCCCGATATATATCTGCTTTTAACCCTTCCGGCAGGGTTCGGATGAACGCCATTAGTTCCGGGCTTACTTGTAGAATGTTGCTCATGGCTTGGATAATTATTCAAAGTCGTATTGATGTTCACTCCGCAGCCTATCCGTCATTTCGTCCCATTGTTTAGCCGGAACGATCTCGTAACAATCCGTGCAAAGATAATCCGGCGGATCACCAAAGCTCTCTTTTATCTTATCGC